GCCTTGAGGTTCTCGACGTCGTCGTTGCCCAGCTTCGCGAGGAAGACGTTGATCCCGACGTTCGCCTTGAACGACTCCCACGACCCCTTGATCGAGACGCCGAGGCTCTCCCAGCCCGCGGCCTGTTTCGCCGTGGCGTCGGCGCCGGCGAGGAGGAGGCGGTTCTGCTCCTTCAGCGTGTCGGCGTGGAGCTCCTGGAGGGCCTTGATGGCCAGGACCTGGTCGGCGTAGCGCTCCAGCTCGTGGCGGGCCTCAAGGCTGCCGCCCCGTGCCGACTTCTCCAGCTCCTCGACGAGGTCGGTGACCTTGCCGGCGGCCTCCACGGCCTGGTTGCCGGCGACGCTGATCGCGAGACCCATCGCGCCGACGCCCACGGTCAGCGCGCCCGCCGCAGTCGCCGCCCCGATCAGGGCCGGCGGCATCTCCCCCATGAGGGCCGACATCACGGCGACGGGCCGCGCCGCGGTCGCGAAGGTCATCCCGACCCGCGACATGTTGCCGCCGAGCGGGATCAAGAGCGAGGACAGCGACTCGACCTGCGAGATCACGGGATTCGCGTTCAGCGACTTCGCGACCTCGCCGAACCGGCCGAGCTGGCCGCGCGCCTCCGCGAGCGGGGCGATGCCGCGGTTGAAGGCATCGGCGATCTTGCGCCCGTACATGCCGGCCTGCGCCGCGATGCGGTCGAGCGCCTCGCGCAGCCGGGAGACGTCGGCGTCGATTTCAACGGCGGCCACGGGACCTCCCCACGGCGACTTCGATCTCCTTCGCGATGACCTGCGCCTGGAGGCCGATCTTCCGGATCGGCTCCAGGACGTAGACGACCCAGGCGCGGAGGCCTCGGGCGCCCCGGACGCGGACGTTCTCGGCGTACTCGACGGGGTTCTCGACCTGGAGCCGGACGAGGTCGCCGCTCACGATGACGCGCGGCTGGAGCAGCCCGTTGCGGGAGCGCCCCGTCTCGACCGGCCACTTCGAGCGGGCCTCATCGACGACGGCGCTGCCGCGGGAGAGGAGGGACTCGCGGGCGCGGCTCACCGCGGCGGCCCGGGCCCTCCGCGAGAGCTCCTCGAAGCCGCGAATGCGGACAGTAGTCCGGCCAACCCTCGCCGCTCCTCCCGCCACTGTTCCTCCTGCTCGTCGTGTAGGTGCCAGATCCGGAGGACTTCCAGGGGATCAAGCCGATCGAGAAGCCCGGGCTCCCCGTACCGCTGCTCGATCAGGAGCCGCTTGCGCGCGATGACCCCGCGGGTTCGCGGCCACCCGACGGGGTCTCCGAGAAATCCGCGGCGTTCTCGACATTCACCAGCCCGCGGCAGATGAGGCCGTAGGCCGTCATGCCGGCGATCTCGATCTCCTCGAACGTGGCGCCCTCGGCCATGAGCCGGTTGAACGCCCGACGCCCGTAGGGGATGAGGTCGCCCTGGTAGGGGTCGCGCTGCCTGTACGCGGGCAGGCACAGCGCCAGCGCCGCCCAGATCGCGACGTACTCGCGGCCCGGCGTGCGGCCGTTGACGTGCACGTTCCACCGCTCGTCCAGCGGGAGGTTGCGTACCAGGACGTGGTCCTGCCCGGCGAGACGCACCGTCGCCGTGGCCTCCGCCGGCACGGTAGCGCGCAGGGCGGCGACCTCGGCACGGAGGCGGGCGAGCTCGGCGGCCTCGGGGCTTGCCGCTTCGGGTCCGCCCGACTCCAGCGTGATGGTCTCGTCGGTGCTCATGCGGAGCGGCCGCCGACGATGTACTCGAGCTCGACGTTGCCCGTCGAGGCCGCGAGCTGCAGGATGTCGCCGGTGCCCGCCGTGACGGCGACGCCGACGGGGCTGTACCAGAGGAAGGTCCCGCCCGGGGGCAGGTTGAGGAAGTCGGCCGCGGCCCCGAACACCGGCCAGGAGTTGGCGTCGCCGCCGATCTGGACGTTGCCGGACCCCGACGCCGACTTGTTGCGGACGTACACGAGGTTCACGCGCGCGAACGTCGTGGTGCCGCCGCCGATCTCCGAGGAGAGCGAGCCGGCGAGGTCGACGTCCGTCGGGGTCGTGGTGACCGTGATGGCGTCGCTGTGGACGCGGTCCATCTGTCCCTCGGACGTGCCAGAGGCGATGAGCGCCTCGACCGCGGCGGCGTGGGCCATCTGCGCGATGGCCGACCCGGTGCCGACCCCGGTGTTCCGCTCGGCGAGATCGACGGTGACCGCAACGCGGCCGAGTACCTGACGCGGCATGATGCCTCCGAAGTGTGGCCGCTACGGCCGAGAGTTGTTCAGACCGGGTCCATCGTGGAATACACGACGGTGTTTCCGCCACGCTCGACGGTGACGTCGCCCCAGACCTCGCCGGAGACCGCGAGCGAGTTGCCCTCGCCGGCCTCCGAAATGTTGATCTGGCCGTAGAAGTCCGCCATCGTGACGATCATCTGGGGCTCGCCGCGGAGCAGCTTCGAGCCGAAGACCTCCCAGACGAGGTCGAACGTCTTCGGGACGCCGTCGCCGTCGCCCGAGGTCGGCACGACGTTGGCGTAGGCGCCCTGCCCGGCCAGGAACTCGGCGAGGGCGCCGGGGATGGTGCCCGCGCTCGGGGCCGGGGCGTCGCCGATCATGTCGGAGAGCCACGCCGAGAACGAGACCTGCGGGTCCACCTTCTCGCCGAGCGCCTCGCTGACGCGCTGGCCTCGGGCGCGGATCTTGACGGTCTCGTTCAGGGTCGCGGTGAGCGGCCCCAGGGAGAAGTCGCCCCGCGTGTACGGGATGATCAACGCGTTGATCGGCGTCTGCCGGTCCTGGATGCGGATCCGGCCGTAGTTGGCGTTCTTGACCTTGACGGAGACGGACATCAGACCCCCCGACCGGTGTGCCGGCGGTACCGGACCTCGACGGTCAGCTCACAGTGGACGAAATCGGCGGCCGCCTCGGCGGCGACCTGGCCCGGCATCACGGTGCGGACGAGGATGTCGTCGGCCTCGCACAGCTGCTCGGACTCCGCGTAGCGGTCCTCGATGGCCGCGAGGAGGTCGTCGGCGAGCTCCAGCGCGGCGCGGGTGCGCGCGGCCTGCGTGTCGGTCTCGTAGGCGCGCCAGGCCCGGACGTGGAACGTTGCCGTGCGCTCCCACAGATCGGCGCGGGCGCCGCCGCCCTCGTTGCTCACATCGGGCACCGAGACGCAGGCGAACGGGGCGTCGCCCGGCGGAGACTCGTACCAGCCCGGCGTGACGCTGCCCTCGACCTCGGCGAAGTCGTCGAGGTCCGCGAGGGCCTCGACGAGCTCGTCGAGGATCGTGGGGAGGTCGAGCAGCTCACCGGCCATAGAGCACGTAGGTCGCGAGACCTTCCTTCACGGCGTCGGGGAGGATGCTGTCGGTGTCCACGAGCGGCGAGTCCGTGTTCCCGGCGCGGCCCTGGTTGCGGCGGCGGTCGAGGAGGTGGCGCACGGTCATCGCTACCAGCGCCACCAAGGGCTCGGGGAGCGGGTCCCAGCCTCCGACGCAGACGATGCGGTTCGCGCGGCTGTCCTCGAGCCAGGCGAGCCCGGAGGCGCGCGTCAGCCAGACCTCGCCCAGCTCGAGGTCGACGATCACGTCCCCGGAGTCCACAAGCGTGGTGTCGTCCCAGGTCCAGTCGGCGGAGCGGTGCGCCGTCGTCACGGAGATCAGCGGCCGCAGCGGCAGGTTCAGACAGCGAGAGGTCTCGCTGGACAGCGCCGCCGCGCCGAGGTGAAAGGTGTAGGTCTGCGCCGCCAGGCTCCCGACCTCGCCGTTGAGGCGGGGGAAGCGGAGGTAGTCAGCGATCAGACCGTCGGCCCGTTCGATCAGGGTCTCCAGGACGGGGTCCTCCGCCGTGCTGGTAAGCGCGGGGTAGACCTCTCGGAACTGGTCGACACTGATCACGGGCACAGGGTCACTTCCGCTTGCGCGTGGGCGCGTCGGCGGTGGGGTCGAGGATGTCGATGCTGGCCTCGGACTCCGAGGCCTCCACGACGAAGGCAGACCCGAAGGTGTCCGTCAGGTAGGCGGCGACCTCGGGTGCGACCTCCCGGCTCTCACCAGGAGGCCACGGCGCGACCGAGTCGGACCGGTAGCCCCCGGCGAAGGGGGAGGATGCCTGGTGCAGAACCCGCACGGGTCACTTGATCCGGACGAGCTCGAGCTGGGCCCGGAGGCGGCTCGCGAGCCCGGTGCCGGTCTCGACCTTGGTCCAGGTGATGACGTCGCCCGCCGTCACCTCGACCGCCGCCGCCGCGACGGTGAGCGCCTCGTGGGTGTTGGCCACGGAGTTGCCCGTGATGTACGACCGCGACGTGATGTCCAGGGACGTCGTCACGTTGCGGAGCGTCCACACCGTGTAGTTCGTGCCGTTCGCGGTGTGGTCGGCATCGACGATGGCGTCGGCGCGGTCGATCCGGTACTTGGCGCCCGTCGGACCGGGAACGCGCCAGGAGAAGGCGATGCCGGTGCCCGCGGCGATGTTCGCCGACTGCGGGCCCAGCTCCTTGGTGATTCGCTCGTTGTGTACGGCCATCTGAACCTCTGGGCGCGGTGCGCCGCTCGTAAGGGAGGGAGCCAGGCGCCGGAGCGCCCGAGGTCACGATCAGGTCAGATCGTGTTGTAGCGCTCGTGGACGTCCTTGATGCTCGCGCTCGCGGCGTCCTGCGCCTCGAACTTCATCCGCGCCCGGGAGATCACGGTCCCGGTGTTGTTGCGGATGTCCTCGACCATCTTGACCATCTGGCCGCGGAGGAGGTACATCCGGAACCGCGAGATGTCCACGGTGAGCTTCGACGTGGTGGCACCGGTGCCGGTGTAGAGGCCCGTCGTGGCGAGGTCCTTCGTGAGGCAGTAGCTCACGATCAGCGGGAACCGGCCGTGCGTGAAGCCGACCTGGCCGGGCATGACGCCGCCGGGGGTCCGGCCGGTGTCGCCGAGCTGCCCGGTGATGACGCTTGCGAGGAGCCCGACGTTGTCGAACGCGTCGAACTCGTCCAGCGAGATGAGCGAGCCGAAGAACGTCTCGGGGGAGACGATCTCCACGACCTGGACCTTCCCGTCGCTGTTGAGCAGCGAGATCGGGTTCAGGAGCGCGCGGTCGGCGAGGAGGTGGGCCTCGGAGATCGCGGCGCCGGAGGCGTCGGTCCGCATCGAGGTGAGGTCACCGGAGCGGGCGCGGAGCCCGGTCCAGAGGCGGAGCTGGGAGTTGGACAGTCCCCGCGGGGTGCCGACGCGGCCGCGGACGTTCCAGGACGCGATCGTGTCCTGGTGCGTCGCGCTGGCGTCGCCGTTGATGATCGCGTTCTCGATGGCGAAGAGCTGCGCCTCGATGAGCTGGTTCCGGATCTCCTGCTCGAAGCTGATGATCGCATCTTCCTCGGCGTTGAGGTGGAACTGCGCGCCGGCAGCGACCTCCTCGGCCGTGATGACGTGCGAACCCGGCGTGAAGCCCGACAGCGTCGGGTCCGCCGCGGGGTCGTCGCTGGTCGGGATCGAGCCCTTGTACGCGGTCACGTTGCCGGAGATGTTCGGCTTGACGAGCGGGTTGCGCGTCATCTGGACCTGCGGGAAGATCTGCCACATCGAGGGGCGGTGCAGCAGCTCGCGCTCGAGCTCGGGCATCGGGTTGTCGGGAATCCAGCTGTCACCGATGCCGCTGGAGTCGGCGAAGATGCGCCGGACCTCGTCCGGGCCGCTCCGCATGTGGTCGAGGAGCTCGGCCTCGGCGCGGTAGGCGCGTTCCGTGGTGTTCTTCCCGCTCGCGCGGAGGCAGGCCTGGACGAAGTTGCGGCGGTCGAGCAGGCGCTGGGCCTGGAGCTGCCACTGGCTCTTCGGGGCGGGGTCGTCGAAGAGGCCCCAGACCTGGAACGACCGCTGCGGGCGGGACGGGTCCGGCACGCGCTGGTGGCCGACGAGGCGGATCGCCTGCGAGCCCGTCGCGGCCTTCGCGTACGCGCCCGGGGCGGACTCGACGTCGCGCTGGCTCGGCGCGTAGTAGCCGAGCTCACGGTTGCTGCCGTTGACCGAGGACTCGAACGCCTGGCGGTTCGCGGCGTCCTGCGCCTGCGCGATGCGCTTCTGGGCGGCATCGAGGTCGGCGATGGCCTGGTCGATCTGACCGAACCGCTTTTCGCCGTGGTCCTTGGCGTCGCGCGCGGCATCCCGCGCCTCGTGGATGAGCTTGACGAGCTTCTCGGCTTCGATTTCGGCTTCCGTCACGGAGCCTCCTGCAAACGGCAGAGCACGAGGCTCGCCAGAGACGGGGTGGGTGCGGCAACAGCCGCAGGGGGCGGGGCGGGTGGGCCCGCCTCGAGGATGGCACGGAGGACGCGGCGCGCCTCCGCGTCGGTGCGCATGCGGTCGACCAGGTCGGGCCACAGCAGCGTGAGCAGCGCGGCCCGGTTCGCGGGGTCCTGCGCCATGGAGGCGAGGTCGGCGCCGACCGCGCGCGGGACGGTGTCCTGCGCGGCGCGGAGGCGGGCTGCGATGTCCTCGGGGTCCTGGGCGCCGATGTGGGCCAGGTAGTGCCGCTGCAGCGCCGTGGCGTTGCCGGGCACGGAGACCGAGCTGAACTCGCGAAGGGCGTTCTGCTCGTAGTAGAGCCCGGCGGACTCGTACTCGTAGACGTAGTCCCCGTAGGCCAGGACTCGCTTCTCCTTCTGTTTGAAGGCGACGTGGTCGGTCGGGAGCTTGTCGCGCTGGGTGACCTTCCCGTACTGCCACGCCACCGAACCGGCCTTCCGGAAGCCGTTCAGGTGCTGATGACCCACCGCGGCGAGCGCCGGATCCGGGCTCTGGAGGTTCCACTCGACGCGGATCATGAGCTTGCCGGCGTCGTCGCCGGTCCGCGGCACCTTGGCCTCCACGGCGCGCCCGACGACCCGGTACGGGTTGTGCGAGTCGAGCACGACAGGGTTGGCCCTGTACTCCGTCAGCTTCCAGTCCTGCCGCACGATCGAGTTGTAGCGATCCTCGGTGTCGTTCGAGGCCTCGAACAGGGTCGTGTTGTCGTCGCCCACGGCGTCGCGCTGCTCGGAGTCCAGCGTGAGGAGCCCGGCCTCGGGGATGGCGTTCCGGATCTCGATGCTCACGGCGTCGCCTCCCGGCGGATCGGGGTCAGGATCTGGCTGGTGACGCGGTCGGCGCGCGAGGCATCCCAGGCGTCGGACCCGGCGCGGACGAGCTCGTCGGTGGTGCCAGCGACCTCCTCTGCCCACCAGCGCGACGCCGAGGCGTCGAGACCGGCACCGAGGAGGGCGCGCTCGAGCTGCCGCGCCAGGAAGCGAACCAGGAGGGTGCCGTCGAGGCCGGAGTCCGAGGCAGCGTCGTAGCCACGGCGCGCCGTCTCGATGTGCTCGGCGACCGCGGCGCGGACGCTGCGGGACGGCTCCCCGTCGCGGCCGCCGTCCTGCGGTTCCTCGGGCTGCCGGTCGATGTTCTGCGTCGGAGACAGCTTCTCCGGCTTCTCCATCTTCGGCGCCTCGTCGAACTGCTCGTACTCGGCGGCCTCGTTGGGGTCCATCCCGATCGCGACCCAGGTCTGCACGCGGTGGAGGCGCTCCGTGTAGGAGACCTGGAGGGCCTCCACGGACGTGAAGTCGAACTCGACGGCGACACCGGCGCGCGCGAACCGCGAGAGCGCGCGCTGGTAGCGGGTGGCGCGCGAGATCAGGCGCTCCCAGTAGACGCGCATCTCCTGCCGCGAGGCACCGTAGCTGGCCGTCGTGAGCCCGGCGCGGGTGGGCGGGACGCCGAACGCGGCAAGGACCTTGTTCCGGAGCGTGGCGTCGCGTTCCGATTCACCGAGGTCCTTCGGCGACCAAGACAGCGGGGTCGCCGTGATCTTGCCGCCCCAGGCGAACGCGCCCCGGAAGGTCGAGATCGCCCGCTCCCAGCGCTGCTCGATGTCGTCGCTGCCCTTCGGGCCCAGCGAGCCCTCCACGCTGAAGAGGATGTCGGGGCGGCCCTTCTTCGCCAGCTTCCCGGCCTGGACCCTGGCACCCCAGTCCGCGACGAGGTCGTCGTGGAGGCACCGGATCACGGACTCGCCGAGACAGGCGCGCTCGTCGTCCCGCCACGAGATGCCGTGGATGTGGCAGACCTGCTCCGGGGGCAGGATGCGGCGCTCGCCGGTGGCGCGGTCGGTGACCTCGTAGCCGACGGGGACACCCCCAAACCCGACCACGACGCGAACCTGCGCAGGGTGTAGGCGGTAGATCGCGACGCGTTCGGGCGGAATCCAGAGGTAGCCGTTGCCGGTGAGCAGCTCGTCGGCAATCCACTGCGCCAGCAGGGTCGGACCGTCGGCGCCGGCATTGCCGTTCTCGAGCAGGTCGAGGAAGGGGTCATCGACGAGCTCGCGGCGACCCGGGCCGTTCGTGCTGCTCGACACGCCGCGCCGCTTGCGGACGGCGACGAGCTGGAGCGCGGCCAGATCCGAGGCGATGGCGTCGACGCAGACCCAGACCCACGGGAACCGAGACAGCGTGCTCATGGCGTCGAGCGCTGGATACTCGGGCTCCGTGCCGATGGCGCCAGCCGAGACCCACGGGCGCGGCGAGTAGAACAGCCGCTCTGCCACGGAGGAGAGCACGCCGGACACCACCGCACGGGCCTGGGCAAGGAACGCCATGCGCGGGCGATACCCCGGCCAGTCCGGGGACGCTTGCCTGTAGCCGCAGCAGTTGCGGCTAGTGGCCTAGCCACTCCTCGACCCCTACGCACAGGTAGCGCATGGAATCGACGGCATGATCCTTGCGCTTGAGCGGGACGGGGTCCTTCCGCTGCCGGTCCCAGACGTAGCCCTCGATCTCGCGGATGAGGTTGGCGCAGCTCCGCGCCACCTTGAGCCTCGGTCGCCCGTCCGACCGGACGCGGAGGCGATCGGTGACGCGGTCGATGCCGTAGGCGACGGCGTTGTTGGCCTTGGAGAGGTAGATGTCGTGCTGCGCCCACTCGTCGATGGCGTCCGGCGCCGCGGGGTCACCCCAGCCGCACTCGATCACCTCCCCCGCCTCCAGCTCGACGATGCGCTCGGCGTGCTCCCGGTAGGTCGGGCCGGCCTCGTAGTGCTCCCGGTAGATGTAGAGGCACTCGTCGTCGCCGAGGGCGCCCCACACGACGGCGGTGGGGTTGACCAAGCCGAAGTCGACACCCCGGAACCGCGTCCAGTCCGCCGGGATGTCGAAGTCGTCGTAGACGTGGCCCATGCCGTCGCGGCTGCCGTCACCGCGCGCCCAGCCGGCGTACACGAGGCCGCGCCGGTCCACGAACTCCCCGCGCTGGCGCATCTCGCGCTCCTCGGGGGTGAGCGACGCCAGCCACCGCATCAGCGAGGCGTGGTCCTGCACCATCACGTTGTTCTCGCTGTCCACCTTGATGATGCGGACATCGAACTTGCCACCCTCGACGAGGTCGTCGTGGACCCACGTCATGCCGTTCTGGGGCGTCATCTCCAGCACGACGCGGCCGTTCGTGGCCGCGCATGCCCGCATGCACTCGTCGAGGACGAGGCGCCCCTCGTCGCCCTCGGGCTCCTCGCTGATGGCCACGAACCGGACCTGATCGCCCTTGAACGCCCGATGCCCCTGGTCGGTGGACTTGAACCAGATCCTGGCGGGCTCGGCGTAGCCCGGGACGATGATGTCGCACCGCGCCTCGGCGAGGGCGTTCTGCCCGCGCCAGTGCACCCCCACGCGCGGGAGCAAAGAGGCGATGTCGAGGCGGTGAATCTTGATGCTCAAGGCCGCCGAGTTGGTGACACAGTAGACCTCCCCGGGGCCGTCCGAAATCATGCCCGGGGGGAGGTCGTTCGCGGCGAGCCAGGATATGACCGCTGGGTGGTCCCCTCCTAGAGCAAACGCAACTACTACCTCTAGAATCGCGTAAGTCTTCCCGGACCGGTTACCGCCCAAAACCAAGGTTAGAGGGTGCGTCAGCGACGCCGCGATCCGGCGCTGGTCGTAGGGCGCATCGTCCCGCTGCCAGAGGACGGCGTACGCCAGCGGGTGCTCGGTCTCGATGCGGGAGAGCTGCTCGACCAGAGCTGCGGTCGTCTCGACGAGCTCGTCCGCGGAGGACAGCCCCAGCGCGGCCAGCTCGCCGGCGAGCGCAGCCTCCAGATCGCTGTCCGACAGCTCCGACAGGCCGTCCACGGCTACTCCCTCGTCGCGGTGGCCAGGATGTGGGCGCGGATCTGCTCCTCGGTCAGCGGCGGCGGGAGATCGTGCGCGGCACGGGCGAAGACACGGTCGATGGCGGCGCGGTCCTCGTCGCTCACGTAGCCGTGGCGCCGCTTCCGCTGCCGACACCGCGGCGAGCACGTCTGGGCGCGCGGCCCGCCGCTGAACCGAGTGTGACACACGACGCAAATTCTGGACGGATCTGTCACAGTCGATGGCATCACCCCTCCCCTCGGCGCGCTCGATTGCGCCGTTCGATCTCCGCACGGATCGCGATGGCCTTCTGGCGCCGCTCCAGCTCGAGGCAGATCACCGTCGCCGTCCGATCGAGCCGCACGACCTGGCGCTCGAGCTCGATGGCGGTGTCCAGCTCGGCCCGGATCTCGGCCACCCGCTTGCTGATCGCGGGGTAGGCGCGGAGGTCCCCCCGCGTGCTCGCCGTGTCCTGGAGCTGCAGGAGCTGGACGAGCTGCAGCCGCAGGAACTCCACCCGACCCAGCGCGGCGTCAGCGGTCGCCCGCTCCGTCCTCGGCGCCGGGGCAGGAGCGGCACGCGCGGCCTCCACGACGCTCGGAGAGCTCGCCGCACGCGCTGGACGACCCTTGACCCGTTTCGGTCGCTCGTCGCGCGGTCGAGCCGTCTGGCGCCATTTCTTGACCCGCTCGTTGATCCGCCGCGCCTGGTCGGCGTCGGCGCTGGGCCAGAAGTGCCGGACAGCGGCCATAGGCCCGCCTCCGGTGCGCTCCATCCACGCCACGACCTCCTCTCGCTGCGGCTCGCTCACGAGTACCGCACCGCGCACGGCAGCACCGGCCCGGAGCGGCCGCCCCCCTCGCACCAGAGGTACCGTCTCCATCCGACCCAGTACGTGGCCACCACCAGCATCGAGGGCCCGCCGGACAGCAGCCTGACGTAGTCGCCGGCCTCGTACATCATCCCCGACCCCTTCCCCGCCGCCGGGCGGTACTGACTGGAGCGGTACTCCCCGCCGGGGGACTCGTGCCGTCCCCGTCGGAAAGGGAACCAGATGCAGGGGTGGGGGA